TCGTTGGAATTCACAATCGAGGAAAAGAAAGTGAACAAGATGAAAATGGATTCCTGGTTTTTAATGATGAAATTCGTTCTTTTTTATCACCAGGAATTGGGGGACAAGACCAATTAAACCGTTAGTATTTTCCGTACCTGATTGGGTCGAAGTCACTCCTCAAGAGTGGTTTGGACCCTTTGAGTGTGCGGGATATATAAAAACGGGGCCACCACCCCCTGTACCATTTGTACCTAGTCTTGATTTTAATGAAAAAGTTGATTTTGGGCCTGCATTGGGCACATCGACGATACCTGGTATTATGAAGTATTATCATCATCAATCAACAATGTTACCTCATGAACACATAGAATTGGATAGAAGAATGAAAGCTTATTGGTTGCCATGGTTGGTTTCTCGACCATGGAGTCATGATGAAGCATATCAACAGCTGAATGAAAAGAAAGCCTCTGGACTCCCTTTTTCGAAGAAATTTGGTAGTTCAAAAGGTGAAGTCCTCCAAAAGTGGACAGATTTTGATTTAGTGTTGTATTTTATGCTTTATTCACTTTTAAAGAAAGCCACACTCAAAGTGAACGAACTTAGGGTGAATGGCAAAGCTGCCAGAACTTTCATTTTTTCTTGTATTTCTAGTGTTTATGTTGGCAATTTGTTATTTGGTGGCATGCAGGAACAATTCGTTCAAGGATTGTTCCATCATGCAGGATTCATTGGAGCTTCAATACCCGGTGCTGACATGATGCGAATGTGGGGAGAATTTGCCAAACTTTTAAGTAAGAATTGGAAAATGCATTGCACTGATGGTGCAAGTTGGGATGCCAATCTATCATTAGATATTCTTCATGTGGTGCGTGACTTATTGGAAGCCGCGACACCGATTTTATGGAGAAGAAAAATGATTAGAAGATATTTCGATCAAACATTTGTTGGCTGGGTAGTTGCTGATGGTCATATTGTAAGAACATTCGGTATGACATCAGGATGTACTCTGACATCACTTGGAAATACATTGTCTCAACACGCTGTCTTGATGCTACATTCCATACGTCTTGGCTGGACTCACGCTGATTTTCTTAAATTCTTCAAATGCTTTGTGCATGGTGATGATTTGATCTATGCATATTATCCTTTGAAGGATGATGGATTCCAGGTCGAGAGTCTGGCTCGTACATATAATTCTTTGAACATGTGGCTAGAGTGTGATTCACTCGAACCCTGCTCAATTTTCAATGCAACATTTCTTTCTTCTACCCCTGTTCTCAAGAATAAAAATGGTAGTCAAATGTTATTTTACAAATTTAACACAGACAAATTGATAGCTTCTTTTTGTTTCGACAAGAGTGCCGATATTAACAAAAAGTTCTCTAAGTACATATCTATTTTGTTGCTACTATTTGGGGATTATGAAGTTTTCTTGATCTGGAGAGAACGTATCATTAACTGGTATTTGTACAAGAAATCACTTGGTTTTCATTTTGAAAATGGTGATGTTTATTGTTCTTTAATATTAGATGATGATTATCTCTTCAGGTTGTACACTTCTATATCAAGTTAATTTTTTCTTGATATAATTGTGGGGTGGCCTCAAATTTGTGCCCCATAAAAGTTTTACATGTGAGTTACCCCTCTGTTGCATTTTTATTTTATTCGAAAACTTTCAAAATTACAAAAACGAATTTAACGCAAAATTTACAAAAACGGGAAAATTTGAAATTACAAAAACGAGAAACATGAATCGAGCCGAAAAAGTTCTTGACCGCTTGGTTAATCAAAGAAAGATTACCCAAGATGGAGCTGATTGGCTTCTTTGCGTTTTGGACCCGTACCATGATTATAAGCATCAACTTGCTGGTTATCCTGACATGGATGGCTCGCTTTCTGTTGTTGAGAAATTCAACAATAGTGTTGATGTGACTGCTCCTGGTGCTGTCAATTGGTCTTGCTTGGTTTTCAATTCACCTTTTCAGTTTATTGAACCGGCAAATGCTTCTTATGCAATGAATGCAAATCATTCAACCCAACATATCAATTTTGCTGCTGCTGC